CTCAGCGTACTGCGCACATCCTGCAGAGCCGCCGTACTGGCGCCGGGTGCTGGCCGGCCAACGGCGATCCAGTCGAATTCGATAAAGTTGCTGGCATCCTGCTGGTTCGTCAGGTCCAGGCGAATACGATCAATGTTCCCTGTCCACGGAATATCACGCACCGTCAGGGTTGCCACCCCATCGGCATATTCCGGCTCAGCAACAATGTATCGCTTCGTGTTATTAAAGTTTTCGCCGGCAGACACCCAACGGATCTCACCCGCCCAGACTGGTTTGCCGGTTTTACGAAAGCGCAGCATGATGAAGCGGTACGCTGCACCATCGACAGCCAGACCGCCGGGAGAGGTAATGTACGGATCGGTGGCGCTGTCCGCAGGGCGTAACCAGCCATCCCGGGACACACCCGGTACGCCGGCGCTGCCGGTCCAGCCCTCGGTCGTCTGACTGTTGAAATGCCAGATAACCTGCGAATCGAACTGGATATTGGCGCCGGCAGCGAGGCTGGACATTTCCCGCGCCAGATTTTCATCGGCACTCTTCATTACCTGAGTCAGGCTCTCGATACTCGCCTCAATCCCCTGCGTTGCCGCCAGCAGTTCATCAGCAGCCTGTGCCGCCTTCGCGTTAATATCTGCGATACGATCCGCAGTTTCCTGCTTAACCGCATTGGTTAACGTGGTGTTGACCTGAGACAACGACTGCTTCAGGCCATTCTCGGCAGTTTTAATCTGCGCATTCAATGCGGCATCGCCGTCGGCAAGCGACTTGCTCAAAACTGCTATCTGCTGATTCACATCAGCAGTGATGCTTTTCGCCGATGCATCAATATTCTGGCTGACCTGCTTCGCCTGATCTGCGGCTTCCTGACGCAGCTCTTCAGCGGTCTGCTCCAGTTCCTGCTGCGTATTGCGGATACCTTCCTGCGTTTCGCTAATGGTACGCTGCGTTTCCTCCCAGGCAGCCGTATCCTTGATCGCGTCAGTCAGGTTTTCGTAGTAGTCATCAAAGTTATCGCTGGCCATCCCCTGGACCCAGCCGGTCCACGGGCTTTCATTGCCCAGACGATCAACAAGGCGCGCCCGATACCAGAATTCTGCGCCCATACTGAGGCCCATCTGCTGATAGCTTTTCCCCGGATAGGCCACGTCTGATAACGGCATCGGCGCACTGCCGTCCTGATTTTTGCTGTACTGCAGTTCCGTGCGCAGCGTATCCCCGGAGCCGGTCGGGAACTCCCAGCTAACCTGGACCCCATGAACCAGCGAACGGGTTGCCAGCGCCAGCGGTGCCAGCGGCTCGCCGACCTTGCCGGTCAGGGTTTTCTCTTCGGAATACGCCCACCCGCTCGAAATCTCCGCCGCATTGATCGCGCGGACGCGAACCAGGTAACGACCGGCATAGATGCCGCTGACCTCAAACGAGGTGGTCGAGCTGCGCGGCACATTAATCCAGTTCCCGTCGTTACGGCGCCACTGCGCCTCGTAGGCAATAGCACCGCTGACCGCTGACCAGTTAACCTGCATCGTTTCGACGCTGATCCCCTGATTCACGACCGAGCGGGATGTGATGACAATATCGTCAGGAGGTGACTGGTTGCCCGCCGGCAATACGCTAACCGGGCGTTGGTCGATAATAGCGCCGGTATCGATGCGGGCGAATTTATCCGGGTCATGTGCCACGCCGGTGATCGTGAGGGTGGCATCGTTGTTCTCTTTTACCCCTGTAACCCGGTACTGCTGCAGGAAGAGGTCATCGGATTCAATGGCCCAGACGCATTCCCGTTCCGGCGTCTCACTGTACGCCGTTGTGACCGTAATCTGCCGGCGTCCATTAACAGCCTGAATGGTCCGGCTCTGTGAGATCCCTGATGGCAGGTTTAGCTGGAGGCGGTCGCCAGGTTTGGCATCCACATCACGATCCAGCGTAATCACCCGGCCATTCACCGCGCTGATTCGCCCGCCGTTGACCCGTCCGGCCAGCAACTCATCCGCCAGGGCAATGATATAACCGGGTTGAGGAATGCGACCGTCCAGCCCCACATCAATTTCGACCATGCGGTCCTTATTGTTGGTCAGTATGCCCCACAGTCCCTTACGGTGGGCTTCGCTCTGGCGCGTACAGCCAATCGCGGTCATTTCGAGCTGGTTAAAACTGTAGCGGGAAACCAGTTCAGGGATAAACGCAGGCTCCATCGCATCAGCATAAGCATTATCCGGATCAGACCAGGAAACCAGGGCGTTGGTGTACCGAACCTGGCTGCTGCTGCTCGAATAACGGGGTTTGCCGACAATATTGGCGCGCGTATAAGTAAAATCGACATCACGCGGCATATCAGCCAGCACAACAATCTGCTCACCGTTCCAGCAGGTCATGCCCCGGAAGATGGCGGCAAAATCTCGCAGCACGGTGTAAGCATCGTTGCGTTCCTGGACATAGACGTTACAGGTATAGCGCGGCTCCATGCCGTCACCACCGCGCCCGTCAGGAACCAGCTGATCGCAGTACTGTGCAATCTGGTACAACGTCCATTTCGAAATATTGGCGCTGCTCAGACGATTGCCGAGACCAAAACGGTCAGCGATAACAATGTCGTAATAGATCCAGGCCGGGTTATCCGTCCAGGCCCATTTAAACCCGCCGGTCCAGACGCCGGTATATTCGCGGGTTTCCGGATTGTAGTTATCCGGCACCCGGATCACGCGCCCACGCGGCTCACAGGAAATTTGCGGAATGGAGCCATTAAACTGGCTGGAGTCGAACTCGATATAAAGCAGTGCGGTGTTGGGATAACGCAGCTTCGCGTCAATCACTTCGGTATAGCTCTGCAGCGTCATCACGTCGCCAGTTTTGACACTGTTTGCATCCGGAGAGATTTTACGCAGACGTAGCGTCCAAGTACTGCCGGCCTGGGGCAGATCAATACGATGGCTCCGCTCATAACCGGTGGTGGTTTTACCCGAGACAGCGGTTTCCAGCACCGTCTGCCAGGCGCCACCGTCGGTCTGCAGGTCAATCGCATACCTGACGGTATTGCCCACCACGTCGCCGTCATCTTCCTGTTTCATCAGGGACGGCCATTTCAGACGAAAACGAACGGCAGAAAGCTGGGTATGAGTAAAGGTATGGGTCCAGGCTGTCTTGCTGGAAACTTCCAATCCCACACTGATTTCATTTTCAGTACCGGGAATACCCTGAATATAAGTCTGAGCCTGCGTGCCGGGGCGAAATTCCCAGGACACGCCACTGAAGTTTTGCGAACCATCAGCATTTTCAAGCGGGGTGCCATCAAGATAAATATCTTTACCGGTTAAACCACCTGCAAATTCACCCTCACCTAATGCGAGCAGAATTTTGGCTTTCGCAACGGACTGTAAATCATCCGGCTGTTCCGTCGGTGTACGCTGCTTTGAGCCGCCACCCTTGCGCCCTTTAATGATGTTATTTGCCATATTACGCCCATAAAAAAAGCCACCGCAAGATGGCCTGAACTGGATGGTTTACTGAATAAAACTTATTGCTGATCTTCTGTGTAAATACCGGCAGATATAATGGCGCCGCCAATTCGGCGTTTGCCATAAAGCAAAGGGACCGGATATCCCTGAGAGGCAGTATTCGTCACGCCCCCAAAGGCGTAGGACGCTTTATTGTCAGCGGATTCTTTTCGTGCCAGGCCTGCTGGCTGTGGGGAAAGCATCTGAACGACGCCGCCGAGCATCATTGATGCTCCTGTACTATAAAGATATGGTGCGGCCGCATTAGCCGGAGTGAATGTGGAAATGACCCCCACAACAACAAGGACTGCACCGAGAATAGTTTGTAAAAGCCCCGCCTTTTTACTCCCGATAACAACCGGCGTTATCCGTATCACGTCACCCTTCACAGGAAAACCAAGATCATCCAGCCCTATATTTTTTTCATCCTGAAATATCGCATAGGTTAATCCACGGTCTTCGCTGGTGATCATGAACTTTTCAAATCCAGGAATTGTTTTTGCCAGCGCCACCACCGCCTCTTTAGTGGTGGAAATAAGTCGGTGATGAATTTTCCCAAACCGTTTCCCCAACGGCCCGTTCAGTTCAATTCGCATCATAACTTCATGCATTATCCCGCTCCCAAACTTACCGTGAGGTTCATTAACATAGTGAAAAATACCTGACGATTTTCATTGTTCTTTCCTGCCAGTACCCGCCATAGGGCACGCGCTGACTCAGGTGACCATACAAATGGTGAAGTAGCATGTTCCCTTCCAGCAAAATCCCGGCGTGGTTCCACTTATCCGCCTGCACCTGCATGATAACCATATCACCCGGTTGCGGTGGACCATCAAACTCACGGAACCCGCATTCATACCAGCAGTCCTGATAAAAATTATCGGGATACTCCTTTTCCCACCACGGATAGTCGACGCGGTAATCGTGCAGCTCGATGCCGTGGGTTTGCCGAAAATAGCTCATCACCAGGCCCCAGCAATCGTAGTGGCCCAGCACGAATGGTCGCTCGAGGAGCGGCAACTCACCACGCGGGTGAATGGTACGGAGATCGCCTTCTGGCCAGCTGATAATATGCCAGGGGAGAAGGGTCGTGTCGCATTGTGCTTTATCCAGTTCGCTCGGCTGGGTGGTGGCATCAGGATGGCTGTGAACAATACCGGTGATCGCTCCCCATTCCTCAACCTCCGCATAATCCTCCGGCGCCAGCACAAAATTATCTTTCGACTCTGTGGCCAGGTTCCGGCAGGGGAAATAACGCTCCGCCCGGCCCCTCTGGGCGACAAGGCCGCAGGCCTCGCGCGGATATTCTGCGGCGGCATGTTCCTGGATGGCCTTAATCGTTTTCTGACGCATATCAGCTCCTGATTAATGAGGTGCCAGGGAACCCGCCAAACGGCAGTTCACTATTCTCACCATGACGTAATTTGCAGGCCGTGAGCGTGCCGGGGCAGACATCCTGCGACGGGTCATCAACTGGCTGATTGTTCCTGTCAAAATACCGGGTGCCGGCATAATCGCACCCGTTACCACTGCGGTACTGATTGCGAATACACCAGCTGCAAATCGCATGCAGCTGGCGAGTGGGGATCATCATCCCCTGCAGGGCAAACGGGCTGGAGAGAGTAAATTCCACCTTCTCATCGTCTTCATAATGCTTTACGTCGATGAAGAAAAGGCGCCGTTTCTCCTGTGTCGGATCAGCTGAAGCATTCCCGTCCGGAAAGTTCTTCGCATCGAGATACTGTTTTTGCGTATCGTGGATGACAACCCGCGCCAGAGCCAGATCGTCGTAATGAAGACAGAGCGCGGAAATCGAACCATCAATGTTGCCTACCCTCAGTGTCGGCTGCGCGTCGCTTCCTGAAGTCGAGGATTCGATCCCCTCTAATTCACAAGGCCATGCTTTATATTCGATGCCCTGCCACCAGATGCTTTTGGCCGGTAGCTTCGATTCATCGCCACCAGCAGCCACAATTTCCGCTTCGGTATGGGGTATGTTATATCCGTGAAAATATAAAATATCACCCATATTAAAAGCACTTCCGTCAATTTCGAATAGCCGGATTTCATCTCCCGGCTCCAGTTTCTGATAATCAGCGTGAAGACTCATGGTACGAATGCCTGTTCAAACGTTGCAGTAATGGTGATGACTTTCTTTCCCTGAATAACTTTTTGCAGGCTGTCGGCCTGAACCCGCCACAACGCTAATTCACCACCTGGCGGTTTAAAAGAAAACGCCTTGGTTTTGTGACGACGCAAAAATTTATAAATTTCTAGAGCAGTATCCGGGTCGCCAGAAAAAGAGAACTCATAACTCAGTGTTTCATTATTTATGCCGTTCCCGGATACCTGTGCATAGCCATCACCAAATTGAACCCTCCGGATATTATCTTTGCTTTTTAACGTAGGTTGACTGGCTGCCTGAATACGCCAGGCGAATGTTTCAATTGCCATAATATTACCTCCGGTTAGTTGCATTCCAGATAAGTCCACCCGGACGCAGCGCTTTAGCTATCCCATCCTGCACGGATCGATTTACAACCTGCTGATAAGCTTTTCCGACAGAATCAGAATTACCCTGCTGCAGATTGTTTCCAGTCTGCTGTGTTGTCACGCTGACAGGCGCATAGACATTCACGCCGCCTGCGAATACACCTGCAGGCGCACCACCAGCACCAACATACCCGCCTGAAGCATAACCACGCATCATCCGGTACAGGTTGCTCACGCCGATGCGGCTGGTTGCCTCTTTGGTGAAAACGAATTCGCCGCGGTGGACAACCCCCGCGGGCTCGTACTTACCACCATGCCCGGTATAACCACCACCATCAAAGCCAGAGGGACGATAGGAAGGAACGGCAAAAGACTGACCAGAATTTGAAGAACTGCTCCCGCCGCTGATCCACCCCATTGCAGCCTGAAAGGTGTAGGCCACAATAAGCTGATCGATGACCTGAGCGATCATCTTCAGAATGGATGTGGTGAATTCCTTAAAACTCGCTTTGCCGGTGGTATTGAGCAATGTCAGCTGATTTGCCAGCCCCCCGAAGGTAGCCTGGGATATTTGTTGAACAGAGGAAAATACATTAGTGGCGGAATCCTGATACTCTGCCCAGCCCTGTTTGGCGCCGGCCAGCCAGTTACCGCGCAATGCGTCCTCGGCTTCATAGGTGGCTTGCTGTTCCTCCAGCACCTTGCGCTGCGCATCAGGATTGAAGGCGTACGTTTCACTCAGCTTTTCAAGCGTGCTTCTTCTGTTCGCTTCCCTGCCGGAAAGTCCGTCGGCCTGAGCCTTGATCCCCGCCCGGATCGCACTCTGCTGCTGAGCGAATTTATTGGCCTGATCTGCCAGATTATTCAGCTTCTGCTGCCGGGCGACCTTATCACCGAGATCTGCCAGCTGACGTTTGTATTCCAGGGTTTCGTTTTTGTGGGCCAGCAGTGATTTTTCCTGGGCGGAGAGCTGGCGGCGGCCGGCCGCTTCCT